GCGGCCATCGATCGCCTCCAGAGCGGCGCGATGGCAAACAGCCTCGTGCTCGTCGCCAACACTGGCGCGACCACGGGTTCGCCGACCGCGCAGACCTACGACCTGAAGATCCAAGACTCGGCTGACGGTGCGACCGGATGGGCTGACCTGTCCGGTGCGGCGATCGCGCAGAAGACGACGGCCACCGCCGCTCTCGTTCAATGCGAGGTCGACCTGCTCCCGGCGAAGCGTTACATTCGCGCCGTCGAGGTCGTCGCCTTCACCGGCGGCACGACGCCCGCGACTCCTGCCGCCGCCGACGTGATTCTCGGTGGCTTCGATCGCCTCGCGGTCTGACCTCCGACGGCAGGTAAGCGCGAAGCCCGTCGAGTGGAAACGCTCGGCGGGCTTCGTCTTTCGTGAGTGCAAAGGTACAAGAGAGGCAAGGAGTCCAACCATGGCAACGAAGAAAGCCGCAGCCGTTCCGTCCACGCCAACCGAAACGCGCACTATCGTCGAGGTCGACGGCCTCCGCATGGCACTCAATCCGCGCGGTGACGTCGTCGTCGTTCAGCGCCGCGCATCGGCTCCGTACTTCCCCGGCGACGTGTACGGGATGCGCGCGGAGATCGTGCCCGCCGCCGTTGCTCGTGGCGACATCTCGCTTCACGCAATCTCCGCCGTCGACGTCGACGACGCGGAGGACGACACAAGCGCCTGACACGCACCGCGCCAGCGGCGACGTCGTCGCGTCCTCGTCGTCGTCTCGATGCTGACGAGATCAAGGCGCACATGATTTCCGCCGTCGACGGCGACGGGTGGCTCGTTGCGGATGAGGCGACCGCCGCCGCCATCATGTCGAACCCGGCCTCGTGGCCGACGGAGTGAACGATGACTTCTGCGATCCTTGCCGACCATGCACTGACGACTCTCGACGAGGCATGCGGCCAGATCGGGATCGATGTCGGCGACGACGACGACGCCGTTATCCGCGCCGTCAATCGCGCGTCGCGGCGCATCTCTTCGTTCTGCGGGCGCGAGCTTCACTACTCGTCAGGCATCGTCGAGAACGTCGGTGGCTATGGGACGACGGACTTGATCGTCTCGCGCTTCCCGATCGCGTCCGTCGCGTCGATCGCCTTCGACGGCGCGACCATCGCAGCCACGGACTACGACATCCTCGACGCTCTCTCCGGCATCATCTACCGGCGCACGGGATGGCTTTGGACGACGACGCGGGAGTACGGCGTAGCGCAGCCCTTCCGCCCCGGCGCGGAGGAGAAACTCTACGCCGTGACCTACGCGGGCGGCTACTGGACCCCGGCGCAGGGACCGCTCTCGGCGAAGCCTGCACTGGCGTCGGCGTTGCCTGACGACATCGAGCAGGCAGCGATCGAACTCGCGACGATGACCTATCAGCGGCGCGGCGGCGCGGGCGCGGACGTCGCGAGCGAGTCGCTGATGAACTACTCCGTGACCTACCGCGACGGCGTCGGCGGCGACGGCTCGTGGACGGGCGGGATGCCAGCGGAGATCGCGGCGATGCTCGCACCCTACCGTGCGCTGACGCAGTCGACCTGAAGGAGGGGAGCCGTGCGGATCACGTCGTGGATGGTTCACCGCGTCACGCGGAAGCAGCGCAGCGGGAGCAATGCAAAGGGCGATCCGACGTACGGCGCGGCGACGGCGATCAAGGCGCGCGTCGAGAAGACTCGCAAGCGCGTCCTCGATTCCGTCGGGATGGAGACGACGAGCGAGTACACGATGGCGACGGACACGCTCGACGTCTCGCTCTCCGACGTGTTCTGGTTCCCGTCGATCGGCGGCGATCCTGCCGACGACACGACGAGCGCGAACGCGGCGCGGATGCCGATCGCCATCGACCGCGCGACGACGAAGTGGGGCCAGCCGGTGTTCATCGTCGTCTACTTCTGAGGTGCCAAAGTGCTCAAGCAGTCTGTCACGCTGCACGGCGCCGGGGAGGTAGAGAGCCGCATCGCCATCCTCAGAGAGATCGCACCTGAAGCACTCGCCGCTGCGACCTACATGGCGACGTCCACCGTGATCTCGACGGCAATGAGGCTCACCCCGGTTGACACCGGATGGCTTCGCTCTTCTCGTTACGTTCGGATGCCGAAGATGAGCGGCAACAAGTTCAGCATCGAAGCTGGCTTCTCTGCTTCATACGCTGTCTACGTTCATCAGATAAACAAGGACTACATCGTCGGCGAATGGAAGTTCTTGTCGACGGCGGTGAACTACCATGCATCGTCCATGCTCTCCGATATCGCGCGCATTGCTGCCGGGATGCTTGCTGCCGGGAAAGGCCTGAGCGATGTCCCGAAGATGCACCCGACGGAGCCGATGGACGATGCGAACCGCGCCGCCCTCGAAGGGCTTGCCGGGCGATACCGTCGACGCAAGAGCAAGCGCACGGTCGCGAAACGCGAGACGTCGCGACAGCTGAATCGTGAGCGGCGCGCGCGTGAGAGTGCGGCGTCGATCGAAGCACAACGACAAGGGCGACGAGCACCGCCGCCGGGGAGAGGCTGACCGATGGCAACGACGCCCGACTTCGAGGCCGCGATCCTGTCGCTCCTCGCCACGCTTCTTCCTGCCGACATCATCACGTCGCCAGTGTCGGCGCGCACCGCGCTCGCCGGTCCGATCCGCACGCAACAGGACGTCGGTGTGCCGATGGTCTTCGTGCAGGCGAGCGGCGGCATCGCCGACTGGACGAACGACGGACCGCGCCCGACGGCGTCCGTGACCGTCACCGTGCGCGGATCGCGCTCGTCGTACGAGGCGGCGCGCGCGCTCGCGTACCGCATCCACGACGCGCTGCACCTCTGCGGGCGACGCGTCGTTGGCGGCGTCTCGATCGTCGACGTGCGCGCGACGATGGGCCTGCCGTCCTACGTCGGCCCCGGTGACGACGAGGCCGAGTACTTCATCGAGACGTTTGACGTCGTCTCCGAGGTGCTGCCGTGAGGCTCCTCGACGAACAGGCGATCGCCCTCGTTGGCAAGGCGCTCGACGATGTTCGCTCCGGCGACCTCGCTGTCGAGGCGTACGAGGTCAAGGACGACGATGCGCTGTCGATCCGCCTCGTCCTCGTCGCCGGCCCGCGCGTCGCTGCGAACGCGCGCGAGCAGGCGCTCGCCAACGCGGGACTCGATTCGTTCGCACAAGCCGACCCGATGCGCGTCGCGTACCGGGCGCCTCACGAGCGAGACGCCTGCCCGTCGTGTCGACGGGTCGGCGGCATGAGAGAGGCCGGTGGCCTAGCGTGGCTATGCATCGCGTGCAACGCTGAGACGTCGCCGTTCGGCGCAGGAGGTTGACATGCCCACAGCAGGAAGTTTCGCAGCCCGAGTCGCAGAGGTCGCCGTGTCGAACGCGGCATCGACGGACGTCACGACCGCGACATACGTTGACGTCGAGAAGTGCAACAGTCCGAAGTTTTCGACGAGTCTCGATACCGCTGAGTGCACGAACAACGACAGCGGCGGATCCAAGGAATACCTGCCGACGTTTGACGGCGGGACGATGAGCTTCGAGATCATCGCCGACGAGGCCGCGACCGGACAGGAGCACCTCTGGACGTCGTTTCTCTCGAAGCAGATTCGCGCGTTTCGCGTTCGTCCGAAGGGCAACGCGACGACCGAAAAGCAGATTCGCTTCCTCGGCATCATCACGTCGATCGAGGAGTCGATGGACAAGGGAGACGTCGGCAAGTATGCGGTGAGTGTGCAGCGCACCGGCGCGATCACTCGCGACAACCAGCCCTGAAGCAAGCGGCGCTCTCGCCGTGAACGTCGGCGCGACGCCCGGCTTCTCGCCGGGCGTTGTCGTGTGTAGCCTGCGACGCGGAGGCAGGCATGAACACGAACCCGTCCGCACCGTTGAACGCGTCGACCATCGAGATCGGCGGCGCGACTCGCACGATCCGCTTCACCATGAACGCTCACCGCATCGCAAAGAAGCGACTCGGTCGTCCGATCAAGGACGCCGTGCGCGACCTTCAGGCGCTCGATATCGACGTTCTCTGCGAGCTTGCCGCCGCCGGGCTGACCGAGGGACGCGCCAAGGGATCGCGCGACGTGATCACCCCGGAGCGCGTGGCCGCTTGGCTCGACGATGAACCGCGCAAGGTCGCCCCGCTCGCCATCGCCGTCTCGACCGCGCTGACGTCGAGCTTCGAGCGGATGTTCGAGGGGGAAGCCAACGCCGCCAACGCCGCAGACAGGAACGCGGCGGAGGCGGCGGCGGTCCTGTCGGCGACGACCTCGACGACGTCGAGCTTGAACGACGCGAACGCCTTGGCGGCTGGCCCGACTTCGGAAGGCTGATCGGCCTCGCCGGTCGCTTCGGCTTCTCGCTCGACGAGTGCTGGTCGCTCACGCCGGGCGAGTTCGAGGACTACGTCTCCGGCGCGATCGATCGCGAGCGCGAGCACCGCTACGGCCACGCGACGATCGTCAGCGCGATCCTCGCCACGATGGGCGGACACAAGGTTTCCGCTGAGGCATTGTTGGGCGAGGTCGACGAAGACGATCCGTTGCTCGCTGACCCGTTCGAGAAGTACCTGCGCTTCCGTCAGGCAGCGAGGCGCAACGCCGAACGGAAGCGAGAGCGAGAGACGCGGGAGTACCTTCCCGACGGCATCGTCCTCGACGACGACGAGTAGGAGGCGGCGATGGCGGTCAGCGTTGGCGGCGTGATGGTGGAGTTCGACGGCGACGCGAGCGGCGCTGCCGCCGCGATGAAGGCCGTCTCCGAGAAGCTCGACGAACTCGTCGCCAAGGAGAAGAACCTGAAGGTGGCGCTCGACGCGGCGACCGCGTCGGGCAACGTCTCCGAGGACGCGATCCGCGCGCTGAAGACGGCGCACGCGGATGCGTCAACCGCCGTCGCAAGGTTGACCGGCAGGCTCGACGAAGGAGGCGGCGAAGGCGGCGAAGGCGGCGGCCGACGCGGCGAAGGCGGCGGAGAAAGCGAAGAACGAACAGGCGAAGGCGGCGGAGAAGCTAGCGCAGGAATCGGCGCGCGCGGCGGAGACGCACGGCGTGCTCGGCGAGAAGGCGCGAAAGGTCGACGAGGTGATGGGCACCTTGCAGACTAGCGTCGGCGGAGTCGCGTCCGCGTTCGGAGTGCAAGGTCAGGCGATGACCGACGTCATCGGCGCGGTCGCTGACGTCGCGAAGAGCCTCGGGAGCGGCGGCCCGCTACTCGCGGCGGTCACCATCGCCGGTGCCGCCATCGCGGCGCTCGCCTCGCAGTTCGAGAAGTCGGCGGAGCGCGCGCGCGAAGCGTACAAGAAGCTCGTCGATGAAGCGCAGGCGATGAGCGATCAGCTAGCGAAGGACTTGGAGAGCCTCGCTGAGATCAAGAAGGAAAAGGAGATTGAGAAGATGACCGCCGGCCTGTCGGCGGAGCAGACGGCGACGGTCCGCATGTTCGTCGACACCGCCGACGCGCAGAAGTCTCTGCGCGACTTCGAGAAGCGGTTCGGCCTCGTGCCCGCGAATCTGAGCAGCGTAGTCTCCGGCGTGCAGGACATGACGCGTGACTTGAGTCGCGTGCCGCAGGAGATCGTGTTCGGCTACACCGGCGACCCCGGCTTCAACAAGTACGCCGACACGCTCGTCAAGACGTACGAGCAACTCCAGCTGAAGGTGAAGGCGACGACGGCGGCGGGGCAGGCGAGCGTCGAGGCAGCCGGTGCGGGCACGCGCGCCGAGGCAGGGAAGGACGCCGGAGAGGCGGCGCTGTCGGCGAGGTTCGACGCTCTGATCAAGTCCATCGACGAGAACACCGTCGCGATGGAGGTCGACGCCGAACTGAGCGAAAAAATCTACACCGCCGAGGACCGCGCGACGCGAGAAGATCGCGGCGTGTTCGAGGTGTCGAAGGAGCAGTTTGACGCGAACCTCGCTGGCGTCGACTTGGAGAAGGCCGACGCGGCGATTCAGGAGGTGCTCGACAAGCTCGGGTCCGCCTTCAGTGCTCCGGCCGACGTCATCGAACTCGCCTTCGTCGACGCCGTCGATGCGACGACGAGCGACATCGATGAAATGAATCGACAGTTCCTCGCCGCCGGAGATTCCGCGAGCGCACTCGCGGAGAGCGCGATCGATCTCCGCAGTCCGCTCGAACAGTTCAACGACGCTCTCTCCTCGGGTATCGACGCTCTCTCCTCGGGTATCGACTCGCTCGGCGGAGCGGCCGGCATCGCCATGACGGCGATCGAGAGCGGGGCGTCCGGCGTCGGTCAGGCTCTCGGCGGCGTCACCGGAGCGACGATCGGAACGGCGGTCGCCGGTCCGGCCGGCACCGGAGTCGGAAGCGCGCTCGGCTCGATGCTCGGTGGGCTTCTCGGTGACTCGCTCGACAAGCTCATCGAGTCGCTCGGAGTTCTCACGCCGTTGTTCGACGCCATCGGCGTGATCATCGGATCGCTGCAACCGATCCTCGTCGTCCTCGGCGGACTCTTCGTCACAATCGGCGACGCGATCGTTGCGCTTGCGCCGATCGTCATCATCCTCTCGCGACTGATCATAGCGACTTTTATTCCTTCGATTCGCGTCTTTCAGTTGCTTCTTCTTCTCGTTCCGATCATCACGTTAGTCGCAAACGTGATTCTCGTCTGGGTCGACTACCTGACGATCGGGATCGGGTTGCTCGACCAGTACTTCTTCACGCCTCTCGTCGACGGAGCGATGGAGTTAGTGAACGCCTTCATCATGGCGTACAACTCGATCATCGATCTGATCAGAATGATTCCCGGCATGGGTGAGTTCGGCACGAAGGCTGAGTACCTGACGAGAGACGGAAGCGCGACGGTTGGCGTCGACGACATGATCAACGACGTAAGGGAAGCCGCCGCTCTCGGTGCCGAGGAGGGCGCAACGAGCGGCGGCGGCGCAGGTGACGGAGGCGGAGGCGGAGGCGGAGGCGGAGGAGAGGAGGCGACAACCGAGGACTCGTGGGGGCAAGACCTCGCGAACGTCCCGTCGGGGTTCAAGGCGATGGCCGCGATCTACGCGAGCGCCGACGCGGAGTCCGGCGCGGGAATGTTCACGCCGATGCAGGCGATGGAGATGACGATCAACATCGAGAACTGGAACTCGAAGGGCGATTCGCAGCGCGACTGGGATGACCTCCGCCGGATCGCTCGCAACGGCCACAAGGGCAAGAAGGCTTCGTCGTCGAGGTTCTCTAGCGACGAGAAGAACTGAAGGAGACGACGATGCCCGCACTCACCGTCAACGGAATCACAATCCCGATCCGCGCCGACACGTTCGACGAGCAGCGCGTGACGATCGGCGACGCGTACCAGCGCAGCATCGGCGGAACGATGTTCTCGTCGATGGTCGTGAAGCGACGACGCTTTTCGTTCTCTACGCCTCCGCTCGAAGCATCGCTCGCCGAGAAGTACGCGAAGATCATCGAAGGCACCGCGCAAGTGTGGAACTTCAACAGCGATCTTGCCTCGGGCGCGGGCGTGACGAACTACACGACGACGACCGGCGTCTCTCAGTCCGGCACGAAGAAGTACGGCGGAGGCGCGCTCTCTCTTCCGACCGCCGGAGAAGGGTTGACGTTCAGGCTCGCCAACAAGTTCGGACTCGCCGGAGGATGGTCCACGTTCGGATACCCGAGACAGGGATGGACCGTTGCCGTGTGGATGTACTCCACCGTCGCCGCCGACGGCGTGACCGCCGACGGCTGGTACCATTACATCATCACCGGCACCGGCGTCGTCACGCGGGGCGCTGTCTCGAATCCGACGAGCGTTCGTCAGTACAGAAACGGAGTCCTCGGATCGTACGGGTTCGGCAACATGTTGAAGGTCGACTCGTCGACCGACACCGGCATCTGGGCGTACACGGCGACGAACGTGGCGACCACGCGCTTCTTCGACGACCTCGTGTTCTTCCCGTTCGTGTTGCCGGCCGAATGGGTTTCATCGTTCTACGCCTACTGCTCGTCGTTCGATGACGTCACGAATCTTGTCACGCAGAGCGAGAACTTCGGCGCGACGTGGACCGTCTCCGCGAACTGCACGGCAACGGCTAACTCGACAGTCTCCCCGGACGGGTCGTCGGCGTACCTGCTGAACATGACGAGCGCGGTTGCGAACACCGGAGCACTGATCTCGACGACATTCACAGACAACGGCGAGAAGGTCGCGTCGATCTACCTGAAGCGAACCGACGTCCCGTCACCCGCGTCGATCACCGAGATCAGCGTCTACGACAACACGGCAATCGCCCATCGTCATCTCGTCCGCGTGACGTGGGGCGCGGACGGATCGCCGACGCTCTCGACGATGTCGGGATCAGGGACGCGCTTTGCGCCCGTCGACGTCGGTAACGGATGGTGGCGCATCTCGTTCACGGCGACCGGCGTCATCGCGGCGAACGCGAACTTGTTTCGCATCTACCCTGCCAGCACGACGGCGGCGACCGGCGGTGTGTTCGCGTGGGGCGCGCAAGTTCAGAACGCCATCGTCGTCGGAAAGTACGCGGCGACGGCAGGTTCGACGACGACGCTCTCGCCGTCGTTCGGTGGTTATTGCCCGGCTCCGCTCGTCGACGTCACCGGCGATCACTTGTTCGACGGCCTCGACAATCGAACGCTTCGATGCTTCGGTCGCGTCGAGCAAGTCACTCACACGAACACCAAGACGGCGGCGAACTACGCGACGAAGCCGAACGTCAAGATCCTGAACGTGACGCTGGAGGAACAGTGAACGACGACGAGCTTTCGTTGCAGCTTGCGCTCTCCGAGACGCGCAGGAAGGGATCGAGGCGCGCGATGCGTCTCTCGTTGCTTCAGCGCCTGCCGTCGATCGAGGCGACGCTGCGTGCGGAGTTCGGTCCGGCGTCGTCGGAGTTCTCCGCCGTGCGTCGATTCTCTGAGGCAGTGTCGACGATGATCGAGGAAGTCTCCGCCGCAGACGCCGACGAGGGTTGACATGGCACGCTTGACGAACTTCGCCCACGAGGCGTCGCCGACCGGGACGACGACCGACTACCTCATGCAGCTTCGCTGCGACGAGGCAGCCGGTACGACGCAACTCACGGATGCGCTCGGGGTTCGTACGTTTACCGGGTTCGTCGGTCCGCCCGGCGTCGAGCCTGCCGCGATGCAGAACAACGCGACGACGGGAGCGCGCACGTTCAACGGCTCAACGCAAGTGTTCGTTCGCTTGACGACGGACGGAGATCAAACGAACTTTCAGGCGGCAAACGGAGGCTTCGCCGTCGCGTGCTGGCTGAAGCCGTCGTCGCTTGCGGCAAGCGGAACGGTGATCGAACTTGGCGAATGGTCCTCGCCGGAGACGGCGGTGACGAATGTTCAGATGCGCCTGAGTGTTCAGACGGACGGGAGCTTCCGCCTCGATTGGGAGGAAGGAACCGGGACGAGCAGGAACAACGGAAGCGGGTCGGGTCGCCTCGTCGCTAACGTCTGGTCGCACGTCGGCGTCAGGATGACGCCCGATCTCGACAACGTCGAACAGATGCAGATCGACTTCTTCCACAACGGAGTGAACGTCACGCGCGCAAGGAATCGCCCTTGGCCGACCAGTGGTTCATCGGCGCGATGGATCGTCGGCGCGTCTCGCGAACTCGGAACCGCCGTCGGAACCTACGGCAACTTCTACAACGGCGCAGTCGACGACATCATCGTCACTAAGTTCCCGCCCGACTCGGCATGGTTCCGCAAGCTCTACGCCGACGGCGTGCGCGACTTTCAGGTTCGCGACTACGTTCCCTCGTTTCCCTTTGGCCTGACGAAGACGTGGTCGACGCACGCACGCGTTCTCGTGCAAGCTCCCGTCGTTGACCCGGCGGCGACTTCTCCGACGTACACCTACCCGTACCTGCCAAAGACAGACATCGACTGGATCGATCTCTGCGACGTGAACGGGATCGACTTCGTCGAGTCGGTGTCGTGGAGCGACAGCGTCGACGACTTCGTTTCTGTCGGTCGCGCTCGCTTGTTTCGCAACTTCAGTTTCTACAACACGAGCCCGTTCTCTGATGCGACGTATGACGGGAACCCGTTTATCGACGGAAGCACTGTCGGCCATCTGCTTCGATCGATGCGTCGGGTTCGCGTCGAAGCGGCGACCGTTCCTTACGGGATGACGCACGCCGACGTCGACGTGAACTGGGAGGTCGTGTTCGACGGGTTCATCCGCGCCGTCGACGTCGACGACGACTTCGTCAACGTCACGATCTCCGACCTCGGCGTGACTCTGCTCGACACGTTCATCGAACCGAACAAGGACGGCACCGATCGCACCTATGGCACAGTCGGCGGAACGGCAATCGAGGGGCAGCTCTCGCAGATTATCACCGACAATGACCCTGCTCGGTACGACCTTCTCTCCGCGTCGACGGCGGCGTTTGGTTCGCCGATCGTTCTCACGCTGCTCTCGATTACGACGGCAACGGCAGACGTGAACGGACGAGGCAAGCCGCATCACTTCAACGCGGGCGATCAGCTCGTCGTCTCTGGCACAACAAACTTCAACACGCCAGCCGGAACGGTCGACACCGTGACGTCGACAACGTCGACGACGATCACGCTCACGCGCGTCTCGACGGCGGCGTGGGCGACGGAGAACAACGTCGGTCAAGTTCTCGGCGCGTCAACGTACTCGTACGAGGGCGGACGCCCTGCGCTCTGGACTCCGGTGTCGTCGGCGTGGACGGTGTTTCGGTGGAACGAGCCGGCGTCGAAGGGAGTCCTGCAAGCTCTCGACGACATTATGACGCAGATCGGGTGGCGTGTTCGTTACAAGTGGGACGAGCTTCGCACGCAGTTCCGTCTCGCGAACTTCAATCCCGGCAGCGGCTCGTCGGTGTTTCGCGGCGACGACTTCATCAGCCTGTTCGGAACCATGAGCGTCTCGCGTCTCTCGACGAAGGTCGACGACGTTCGCAACGCGTGGGTCGTCGAGTTTCCCGAAAACACGAACAAGGACCCGCGCGCGAACCGCCGCGTGTTCTTGAAGTCCGCCGTCGACAAGACGTCGATTCGCTCGTACGGGCGGCGCTTCGCCCGCATCCGCGTCGGCAGCGACTCGTTGATCAACACCGGTACGGAGGCGCAGGCGCTCGCAACGCAGGCGCTCGCCGACATGAAAGACCCGATCGCCGAAGTCGAGGTCGAGTGCCTGTATGACCGGCGCGTGCAGGTGCAGGACGCCGTCGAGATCGACGTTGAGGAGTACGTCTCCCCGAACCAGATGACGCAGTTCTTCGGGACCGACGTTAACGGAACGTGCGTCGGTGTTCAGCACACGATCTCGAAGTCGCAGCATCGATCACGCATCACGCTTCGTCGCGTCGATACGGTTGTCTACACGTCGAAGGCTCGCGTCGCTCGCGTCGAGCGGTACGACGACATCATCTCGCAGACAGGCGCGGTGCCCGGTCGAGGACTCTCGCCGCCTCCGAGTGCGCTCGCGCCGACGGTGCAGAACCTCGGCCTGCTGAACGCGGTGCGCGCGGCGCGCGTCTCGTGGTCGGTGCCCGGCGGCGACCTGAACCGGAACTACCTCGAAACGGAAGTTCACCAGAGCACGACGAACAACTTCACTCCCTCGTCGTCGACGCTCGCCGTCGTCGTTCGCGGGACGAACGCGCTTGTCACTGGCATGACGGCAGGAACGACCTACCGCGTCAAGGTCGTTCACTGTGACAGGATGGGAAACAGATCCGCCGACAGCCCGCAGACGTCCTACGTCTCTTGAGATAGGAAGCACACATGGACAACGCGCTCCCGTACGTCGCTATCGGCACGTCTGTCGTCGGATCTCTCGTCGCGTGGCTCGTCGCCGACGCGCGGGGCAAGGGGCGCAGCGACGCTCAGAACAAGGTCGTCGACGCGCTCGCCCTACAGGTGTCGTTGCAGGCAACGAAGCTCGCCGAACTCACGACGTCGACGGCGGCAACGAGCGCCGCGCTCTCGGCGCTGTCGTCGTCGATGCAGGCGCAGACGGCAAGCCTCGCCTCCGTGCAGGTCGAACTCGGTCGCTCGTCGCAGGACAGGACCGGGTTGCACGCGGACGTCGCTCGACTCGACGCGCAGAAGGCGAACAGAGACGCGGTCGACGGAATCCGTACAATGCTTGTCGACCTTCGAGGCGACCTCGATCGCCGCTTCGACGACTTGACCTCACGCGTCGATCGAGTGCTCGGAGCGAAGTGATGCCGCCGCCGAAGATTCCCGCCATCGTCAACGACGTCGAGCGCCTGAACGAACCCTTCCGCGCGAAGGCGAAGGCGCTCCTCACGTCGATCGCAGAGGATCACCTGCCGATGATGGTCTTCGAGACGCTGCGCCCGCTAGAGCGTCAGGCGTGGCTTCACGCGAAAGGCTACTCCAAGGCGGCAGGCCCGAACGGCCCGCACCCTTGGGGCCTCGCGATGGACGTCGTCCTCAATCCGAAGTCGCCCGAGTGGAAGGGAATCGGCGATCGACCGATCGCTGTCGGCGGCGGAGCGAACTGGGACACCGGCTACAACCCGACGGCGAACGGACTCGTCCTCGCTCGTCCCGGCGTCGCGCACGTCGTCCGCACCTTCGGAGAGCTGATCAAGAAGCACGGACTCGAATGGGGCGGCGTCAACGTCGGCGCGTGGGCGGATGGTCGACACGGCAGCGAGTTCGGATGGGATCCGTTCCACGTTCAGATGAACGGCTGGCGTGCGTGGCGCGCGCATCTTCCGCAGCCGTCGTGACACGGCTACGCTGACGCCGGAGGTTTCTATGCCGTCGTCGTTTCTGCCTATCGCCCTCGACGCCGCCGCGAAGGCGTTCGGGTTTCTGGTTCCGCTGCTCGTGATGATCGCGCCGTTCGCGCTCCCGCCCGTCGTGCAGAAGATCGACGAGAAACAGCGGCGACGTTTGCTTGCGGCGACCAAGGCGGCTGTGATCGTGGTCGGCGAGTTCGCCTCGAAGACTCCGACGACGATGGACGACAAGCTCGTCGAGGTTCTCCGCGCCGTCGAGAACGAACTCGGTCGCAGTCTTCGACCGTCTGAGACGCGCCTCGTGCAATCGTTCGCGCGCACACTGCACGCCGACCCGCGATTCCCAGCTCGCCTCGCTTCGACGATCACCGTCGTCGGGAAGGACTGAATCATGCCCGCACTTGTTCGCTTCCGCTTCGCGCGCGACCTGCTCGTGCACGTCGACGGCGAGCTTCAGCCGCGCGCGTACACCGCGCCGTTCGCGTACGACCTGAAGCTGCCGATCGCGCGCCTCGCCGTCGCTGGCGATCACGGAGACGTCGTCGAGATTCACGGCGTCGACGCGGACGAGGGCGACGACATCGCGCGCGAGTTGCTTGCGCTCGTGCCAGACCAGCCGACCGCGCCGGAGGAACTCCCGCCCGTCCCGGCCGCGCCGACGAGCGACGCCGTCGTCATCGCTGCGGCGCAGGCCGCTTCACTCGAAGAGGAGAGCTGAACCATGCCCGCAGGAACCGTCACCCTCACCGTCATCGGACCCGGCTCGACTCCCGCAGGCCCGACCTACGAAGAGCAGCAAGGCACCGCCGCCGGCAACTCGTTCGACAACAGCGACCCGGTCGCGCTCGTCGTGCGGAACACGAACGCGTCGGCGCGCATCGTGACCTTCGTTGCCGACCGCTACGGCGTCGAGCGCACCGTGCTCACCGCGACGATCCCCGGCAGCGCGACGGAGAACGGCACCGCCGTCCTCGGTCCGTTCCCGTCGGAACTGTTCAACGATCACTCGACGACGGACGCGACGAAGCAAGGTCACGTCATGTTTACGCACAACGGCATCAACACCGACTTGAAGTTCTGCCCGGTGCGACTGAACCGGGGCTTCATGCGTTGACACTTCGACGGCGTCGCGCAAACGGTTCTGTCGGTCCTGCCCTCCCGACAGGAAAAGAAGCGCAAGGGACGACGCCCGCAAGGGCGTCGTTTCTTTTCAGGTGCTCGCGTCTTCGTCGTTGTCGTCGACGACGCCGAGCGACGGCCACGCCGGAGGAGTCGCGCCGCTGCGTCGGAACATCCGCACGACGATACGCGCGCGCCATGACGGCATCCGCATCTTGCCTTGCTCCCACCACATGACGAGGTTTGACGAGACGCCGAGCGCCTCGGCGACGGCTCGCATCGACCAGCCCGCCGCGTTCCTCGCGTCGCGCAGCAGGGCCTGATCGTCGGCGAGGAACAGCGGCGTCGACCCGATGTTGTCGAACCGCTGCTCCATCGCCTGCATCCGCAGCTTTAGCGCGTCGATCTCGTCCTGCAACGACGACTCCGGCTTCGCCTTCGCGACTGCCTTCCTCGACGCGCGCGGCATCAGTTCGCCTCTTCCTCGACGCGAGCAAGCGAGACGGCGACCTTGCCTTTGCGGCGCGCGGTCTTCTTTGCCGACTGCATCGGCTCCTCGTCCTCGTCGTAAGAGACGGCGACGGAGTCGACCACATCGCCGATGTCAAGCTGTGTCGTTGCGACGGACGCGACGACGTCGGCTCCGAGGTAGTGCCGCGCGACGTCGAGGAACTGGTCGTCGGTCAGTGAACACTCGATTGCGATCGGGACCTCGACGCGCTCGCCGCGAGCGGCGATGCGGGCGACGGGCTTGCCCTTCGTCTTCGCGACGACGGAGAGCACCTCGCTACCGTCGGCGGCGGTGAGCTTCACCGTGACGTCGCCGAGTGCGCGGTGTCGTTTGCAGTCCTGCGCGATGGCGTTCTCGTCGCCTGCCATCGCGCGGATCAAGAAGTCGATGCCGGGGAACAGGGCGGCGAGTTCGATCTCGTGGCCGGCGGCGTCCATCGAGAGCGAGAGCACGAACGAGACGACGCGCGGCGAGAGTGCCGCGCCTTCCTCGTTCGCCTTGCGAATCGCTTGTTCCTTGCCGCTGAAAGAGACGACGCGCGCGGGCGCGCCGACGATGCTGAAACCCATAGCCTGCCTCCGTGGGATGAGCGGCAAGGTTGCCTACGCAGGCGTGGCCGCGTCAACGCTTGCTCGCGTTTGAATCATGTTCCCTCCGTGTCGTGCGCTCTCGTCATCGATGCCGTCGACGAGAAGCCCTGCGGGTAGCGTTGCCAGAGCTTCTCGATGTTCTTCGCGGCGACGTGCGAGAGCGGGATGCCAAGCTGCCACGCCGCGAC